CTGTAATTTGCAATTGAATTATAAACAGTTTGTATATAGTTGATACTTCGTTCCGCATTTGATATACGCACTTCGTCAATTTTACCTGGCCACCTTTTACTGTCCCTATAGCCTATTCTAAAATTTGAATTGTTCGACGCCAAGGCATTCGCAACACTTGTCGCCGTTGCTTTTAGTGTTCCGTTTACATATATTTTTAAAGTAGATAGCGAAGGCCTTGTTCCAACCAAGTAATACCATTGACCTGTACTTAATGCGTCGGGGCTTTGCGCTTGGTGTCGTTCACCCGAACCCGTACCATATGATTTTCTAAAAAATGGCCGTTCCGAACTATCAATATCAAGTGTAAACCACCCGTCACCCGAAAATCCACCGTCAATTGTGACTGCGGGTGTATCGGTTGTGACCAAACTATCCAAATAAACCCACGCTTCAAAAGTTGGTTGTGTTTGATATATATTTGCGCTTGGGGTTGTATCAACTAAAGAACCCGCGGTTGCGTCAATCCCTTTTCTTATTTTCCCGTCTGCCTGTACGGGCGAACTTTCCACGGCCAAATCAGTATTATTTGACGTACTATCTAAATAAGGCGCGGCGCTTTCCTCTAAGTGCCAAACACCAACATATCTGTCGGACCAAACACCTGTTATATTTTCCTGACTTGTAGTTATTGAAGAATTACCGTAATACATATAAATTTGGAAGTCTGCGGCGTGTGTGGCGGTGACTTTAACAAAAGCGTACAAAGTACCCGTGGTGTAATCATAGTATGCCATTTCGTGATTTAGTGCGGTATCTGCTGTGTTTGTGAAAATAATGTCGTAACCATTTGTATTTGTAACTTTTCCGCCCAAACCAATTTTTCGTAAGTTTAAATCGTTAACAATCATTATTGGCATTGGAAAACTTGCAATATCGGCCCCACCAACGACCATTGCGTTGTCAATTGTGATTATTTTTCTGTATCGATACCCGTTACTATACATATTACGACAAGTTTTGACCAATAATAAAACCCTGATATGTATTTGTTCCCGTGCATATAAAACCGAATGTGTCGCGTTTACTAATTCCCGTTGATAAGGTCGGAACTACCGCGTCGGGCCATTGAATAGTTGAAAACCACGTAACGGTTCGACCCCCTGTGCCGTCTTGAATAATAGTTAAAATAAAAACATCGCCTTTTTTTACATTTGATACTGCCAAAGTTCGGTTATTTGTTATTGTTACTTCGTGAAGTTTTGACGCCAATATATCAAAAGTAATTGTGGAACCGTCCGTATCTGTATATAAAATTTCTGCGGGTACGTCCAAATCAACGGCATTTTTAAATTTTGAAACGTAAAAGTCTGTTATGGCCGCATTTACAAGCGCGTAAACACCTGCGGCGCTGACACTAATTGTAGTTGCGGAAACTGCAACAATTTTAAAATATTTATAAGCGCCCCCCTGTTTAAATCTTACAAAGTCGCCAACTTCGTATCGTTCGCGCCCGTCACTTGCAACTGTAATTACACCAATATTTCCCGAAACCGAAGAATACGCGGGGCTTTCGTCTAAAAAGTTTACACCACTTTCGTATTGTGGGGTCACCCAACCCGTCATTATATCGTTTCGTATACCATTATATTGTGCCGCTGTACCATTTGTTCCAGGTGTTGCCCGACTTGAATTTGTTACACTCATATGTTAATAATAAATTATTTTTATAAAATTACCCAATCGTGACCGCCCAACTTAATGTAAGCGTGTCATTTGAACTTTTTACCCTATTTATAGCGGCCCTACAAAACAAAGTTCCTGTGTTTGCGGTTGTACTCGCGTCGTCCCCAAATAAACCCGCTTCGCGTAATGTTCCAATTACTTCGGCCGTTGTAAAAAAAGTTTGAAATGTTGCAATGTTTCCACTTACTGACCGAACACTAATTAATTTGCGGCCAAGTTCAGTTTGTAATGTAGTGTTGCCAAGCGCGGGGGCGTTTGTACCTGTTCCAAGTGCGCAATATGTTATTATGCCTTTGTCTGTAGCACCCTTTAACCTGTCGGCAAGTGAATTTTTGCCAACGGTTACAAACATATTTTTCACCATTTGTATATCGTGTTTTTTTGTAATTACATTGTAAAGGTCAATTAAAATTTGTCCTTCGGGAATTACAATGTCGTGTTTTTTTATTGTTTCCATAATTACCCCCATTGGAATAAATCCCATACCATACGTGTTGACGGCGAACTTGTTAAACTATCGGGACACCAAGTTGAATATGGACCCGCGCTGTCTATTGTTAAATTATCAACTAAACTGTCGGAAAGTAAACTGTCGTTAATTGTAAACAATTCGTCTATAACTTCGTTGTCATCGAGTTCAATTAAATTTTTATTTGCTTCTAATAATTCAATTAAAAACCGAATAATTCCCATTGTTTTACTACTTGCAACATCAATATTATAAACATATTTTCCGCCACCCATTGAATTGGCCGTAACTGACTGAACAATATATGTATCATCAATTCCGTATTCTGATAAAACAATGGTCATATATTGGCCCGACCTAAACCCTGGAGTGTGGGTTTCAAAACTGCCTTCAATTATGTGGTTGGCGTAGTCTGTTAATTCCGCGGCCGCCCGTTCCCTGGCCGCTTCGGTTGTTGTTATTGATTTGTCAAAAATTGCAAATTCTTTTACCCCGTGTTCTAAAATAGACGGTGCGTTTTCCTGTGCAATTAATATTGGAATGTCATATTTGTATGTCACTTCCAGGGTTGTTGCGGTCGACAAAAGCGTTCCGCTTACATCTTGTTCAACGTATTTTTCTTGAAAATTTACATACCAATCGTACCCCGTACTATCTACATTTTTTATACCAACGGTTTTTGCAACCCCCCCAACTGTTAATGAAATATCGTGGGGTTTATCGGGTAATGGAAATTGTCGTGCGACACCGTCACCTTTTACCGAATAAGTCGTAAAATCTGAAAGTTTGGTTCCACCGCGAACGTAAACACGGTTTTTTATTTGTGTACTATCTTTTTTTACTTTTAAATTTGTATAGTTCGCACTACTTGACGTTATATTAAAAGGTGTTGTCGTTGTAGATAATGGGAAATAGTGAATATCTTTTTCGTAATCAATAAACCAATTACGCCCCGTTATATCACAAATTCGGCGTAAACATTGCGACGGTTGTAAATAGTTAAAACTGATTTGGTCAATTGTGACCCCTTCCAAAACATTTGTTGTAGTAATTCCAAGACCCGAACAATATGTCGCGACAATTGCTTCGATTATTTCTTTGTCGGTCATTCCTTCGTAAGTTTTATGTACTAAATTACTATCCATTAAACGGACGTAATCAACTGCATTTATAACAATAATTATTTTTCCTTTTTTCGTTATATCAACGGTTGTTATGTAACCACCAAAAATAATGGTTCCGTCGTCCAAGGTGATTATTATTTCGTCGTCTTCTTCGGGTACTCCATTGCCTGACATATCAATTAATGCTAGTGATAAAGTATTTGTTTTGTCGTTTATTGCGTCTTCAATTGTTATTGTTTCTTGTAAAACATCGGCTTTCCTGTCAATTCCATTTATAAGTATTGAATATGTGGGTGTACTAGTATCGAATGAAAACCACGAACCGTATGTTGTACCCTCTGAATTTGTCGCAAATGCGCGAAAATAATATGTTTTGCCACCCAATAAACCCGATATATCCAAGGTAAAATAACCCGTGGAAAATGTACCGTCTTCGTAAACTTCTTTGTCGGGGTAATCAACGGTATTGTATTGAAAACCTCGGCGTGTAACACTTGCGCCCCCTGTGTCTGTTATTTGTCCTTGTAATGTTGCACTATCCAAACCAATTGCGGTTGTTCCAATTGTGGAAATTGTTGGCGTGGAAACTGCACCACTTAATGAATTAAAAAAAAGTAGTAAGGACATATGAAATTATTATATACAACTATCGTGCAAAAGGTATCATACCCACCCCGATTAAATCTTTGACCGCGGAACCACTACTAAAATCATCGGCACTTAAATCATCTACATAATATAAGTTTGACACATTACCTGAATAAAGGTAAACGCCAACTCCAAGTCTTGTATTATCATTGCCCGTATCTGTTGTGTCTATGTCCCAGGTTCCAGGTTCGCCCCCACCGTCTGCCCAATATTTTACTTTTATAGTGCTTCCGTTGACATAAACCTTTAAATGATACCAGGTGTCAAGTGATATTGCCGATATTCCGAGTGTTGTAATTACACTTTCCGTGGTATTTGAAAACTTACTAAGTCGTAAACTATTACCACCTCTTAAAGTCGCAAAATATCCTTTTTTAGTTCCCGCGTCGTCCCAAACTCTAAAAGATAGACCAAATCTGTCCGAAGTTGCTACGTCGGCATTAAATACCCCCTCGTAGGTATAATCACCACTCGATAAATCGGCCGTATAATAAAATCCTGCGTGGTGATTTCCTGAACCTGTCATCAAAAGACCCCTCGAACCTGTAAATGGTCTTGTTGTTTTAGTAAGATATGTATTTAAAACCGCACCGTCCCATTTAGTGATGCCCGAAGGTTCCGCGTCTGTTGTATCGCTTTCAAATGTTTTAGATAGTATATTTGCCATAATCTAAGTTTTTAACTGCCTTCGCAATTCTTCTTAATTTTGTAGTATTAAACAGTATTGAATTTTTTATTTCCTCTCTAGTACTCGGCAATCTTTTAAGTCCTGCCGTTTCAAGTAATGGGAATAATTCGGGGTTTGTGTATATAAAAACGACCGCGGGTTCGTTTGCAACCATTGGTTTTTCACAAGAAACATTATCAACTAAACTCCCGACATCACCTTTGGAATAAACAATATCCGCCCCCAATAAATCAAAACAACTTTCGTCCTTGTTATATACAACCCTTGTCACCCAAAATGATTTTTCCATAATTAAATTTCATATCCAATTGCGGTCACATAAATATTTCCCGCTGTTGTTGTAATTAAAAGGTCGGCGGCGTCTTCACCACTTGTTAACGGGTACATTTCCCCAAAAGGAATTGCGACACCTGAATTTGCGGCCAATTCCATTTTTAATAACGCACTATCACCTGCGGTTAAATCATCTTCGATTGTAACAGTTGCGGCGGCACTTACATTTAAAAATAAAGAGGTAACGTGAAATCTTTTTCCCGCGGCGGGTGACCAAATTATTCCGTCGGTTACTGCCCCCGCGTTTGTATAGTATTTTATTGTTTTTGCTGTGTGACTTGTAACGTCGTAATCTGGTGGTATTAATTTACCAATTGCATTTGTTCCCGCTTGTAAAGTTGCTTGTGTTGCAAAAGTTCCCCCATTATCAACGGTTATGGAATTCCCACCGTCCTGTATATTAACAGCACTTCCACCACTTGCGTTGTTTATAGTAACATCGCCAATATCTACCCCCGAATTTGCGACCAAAACGGGAAGTCTTGTGACGTCAATATCCAAACCATTTGTGGTATCACCTCGGAACCTATCCCAAGTCGAACCATTAAAAAAATAATTTCCAATTGCTTGTATTCCCGCACTTACACCGTCGGCCCCGTGTGAAACACTTACCCCCCTATCCCAAGCGGTACCGTCAAAAAAATATGCAAGACTAGCACTTACTAATTGGTTTGTGCTATCTGCCAAATTGTCCTGACCTGCTGTTAAAACTGCAATTGTTGTACTTCCGTCACTAATTGCAATCGTCCCGTCAACTGTAATGCTGTTTCCACCGTCTTGAATGTTAACGGCGGCCGCGCCTGTTGAATTGTTTATGGTTACGTCCCCAATATCGACCCCACTATTTGAAACCAAGGCGGGTAATCGGGTGACATCAACATCAAGTCCGTTTGTTGCGTCGCCCCCAATTCTCGCGGCGTCGTCCTCGGCCCCTGCAACTAATTTAATTAGTTGATAGTGAACACCTGCCACATCATCGGTTGCAATGCTTGTTCCTGTTCCTGCGGTTATTTCGACATTGTTTGCCATAATTTTTTAAAAATTTATTTCTTTTTCTTTTCTAATTTGTTATAAAACATAAATTTGAAATCAACATCAGTTTCACGAATAAGACTGACTGAAAAATACCCCGCTTTGTCCGCTTGTTTTTGTGCTTCTTCAAACGCAATTTCCTGGGCATTTGGTACTAACTCCATTACGACAACGACTTCGCCGTCGGAATTTGTTTTTTTAACTTCTTTATATTCTTTTTTTATAAGTACGTAAGTTTCCATATTATTTCGCTACAATTTTATAATTTCCTTGTGTGGAACCGTCACTTCCAACTGTAATATAAACAATTGGTTCACAATTATATTTTTTAAATACTTCAATAATCATTTGCGTACATTCGGTTGTTCGTGCCTGTTTTTCTTCTTTTGTTTCTTCTTTTTTAATAACGGTTGTTCCGTTTCCTGCGGGTAAAATTGTGTTTACTTCGTTCATATTTTTGTTTCCTTTAAAATTATTATACTAGAACCTTACATTTTGTTGTAATTTGCGAATTAAACTGTCGCCTATTTTTTCACCAAGTCGCATTGCGCTTAATTCGTCACTAATAAATGCCCCGTTCATATCAATAGTAATATTTACGCCACCATTTGCAACTGCCGATTGACTGCCGTTTCCTGCGCCTGGCACGGGGTTTACCATTCCTGTGACACCTTCCGATAAACTTTTGTATTGATTTTTTATTATTTCGACGCCGTTCATAACATTATCAACAAGCGAAGGGCTTTCCCTGTGAAATGGATTTATTTTATCCAATTCTTTTTTTATTTTTCCCGCAAAATCTTTGGCCTTGTTCCATAAACTTTCCAACTGTTGTACAACTGCCGTCACCATTGCCGTGAATGCCCCTGCAATCATCTGTGCAAGGCCTGTAAACATTAATGTGAATGATTTTCGGGCGTTTTCGTTCATATCCATTATTGTTTGCCAAGCGCCTTTCCAATCACCTGTTATCAATTGCCACATTAGTTTGATAGTGTTGAAAATTTGCCCACCCACCAAGGTAAACACACCCAATATGAAATTCCAAGCGCCTTGTGTAATCATTTTTATACTATCGCCATAAACAATCCACCACGCTTTTAATTCTGTAAATATCTGTTCTACATAGTAGACAACCCGCCTTGTAATGTCTTGAATACCCATAAAATTAGTTGTCCAGGCGGTATATAAAAGTCCTGCGGCTATGACAATTAATGTCAACGGATTTGCAAGTGCGGCTATTAATGCGGTTATGGTTCCAATAACTGCCAAGGCACCAAACGCAATTGCCATTCCTGTTAAAAATTTTATGATTATTTCTTGATTATCTTTTATCCAATTTCCAAATCCAACAAGTGCGTCGCGTACTTCCATTATTTTTGGAACAATTGGGTCGTCTTCATTAAGTCCAAGTGCGCGTAAAAATGGTCCTGTCAAATCCCTTTCGGTTATTAATGTAACTAGACCCTGTATTACGTCCTTCATTTTTCCAATTGCGCCATTGACTTGTTCAGTTGACGGCATTATTGCCACTATATGTTTTAAAAATGTATTCAATACGGGGTTTAATGCGCTTCCAACGGTTATTTTTAAGTCGGTCATTTTTTGGTCAAGTATTGTTTGTGTGTCAATTAAAGTTCCCGCGAATTTTTCGCTTGACCCTAAAGTAAGATTTGTTAAATCAATCATTCCGCGATATTTGGCCATATCATCGGTAATTGTATTGACGGCCACCCCTTCTTTTATAAGGGCCTGTCGTCCTTTTTCGGTTATATCTGAAAAGTTTTCGTTTATACCTGATAAATTACCAATAGCACTATTATTTGTGGCGTACGCAAATGATAAGTTTTGCACCGCTTGGCCCAAACTAAGGGTTGGCGCTTTTCCCGTCATTGCTTCATTTGTAAATCTTTTTAATAATTCTTTTGATTGGTCCAGGTTTAAACCTGTTTTTAAAAGGTTCTGCAATGCTTCGGCCGCACCGCCTGTTCCAATTCTAAGTTCGCTGCCCAATTCCTTGGCCGCCTTTTTTGCGTCTTCTGCTTTCACACCAAAACGACCGCTTATAATTTCGAGTGTCGTCATTGATTTTGAAAAATTATTTGCTTCTTCGCTGCTGTCTTTTAAAAATGCGGTAAGTCCGACACCTGCGGCCGTTCCAATTACACCCGCGAATACTGCCGCCGTTTTAGACGCCGACATAAACGAAGAACTTAAATTTGCGGTTTGTTTTTTTACGCTGTTTATTCCCTTTTCGAAGTCGGACACGTCCGCTTTAATGTGGGCAACAACACTTCCAATATCAAAAGCCATAATCTTATTTTACAACAAATTTTCCTGTTTGCGACATCGCCGCTTTGAACGCGTCGAAACCCTTTTCGTCAAATTCCAAACTTCGTTTTCGTTCTTCGTCACTTTCCAATATTTGCCATAATTGTTTTGGGTCTTTAGTGTGTGGATTTTGGGCAATGGCCAACAATACGCGATATTCGTCGCGCTTCCTGTTGTTTATTAAATTTGCTAATTCGAAAAGTTCGTCAAAATACACATTATAAAAAACATAGTCTTTTGTCCAACCGTATTCCGAACCTAACAAGTCGACTGCCCAGTATAACCAAGAAAATTCGTCATTTAATTGGCGGTTGGTTGGGCGGTTGCTTTTTTTATTTTTGCGTAGACTTCTGAAAACTTGTTTACTTCTATTATTGCAAGTATAACGTCGACCAATTCTGAAAGTCCCCATTCTTCGATTTTTTCTTTTGGATATTCTGTTGCGGTACTAATAAGCAACATTGCTTCGTCCAAATTATCTGCAATTATTACGGGCAACATTTCGAACTGTTCTTCGCTTGTTTTACCTTCAAATTTCGTTGCTTCCTTTGGTAGTTTTTGTAAAAATTTCAAAAGGTCGGCATACTTTTTTAAAGGTATTTTTTTAACTGTTATTTTTTCTTTATTTTCTAATTCTATTATTTTTTCCATATAATTATTGGCGAACACTAATTTGGTTACTATGCCTTTTAATTATCAAGTACTATCACCTATCAATCCAAGATAGTTCCCGTCTGATTTTGTTTCGTCAAGTAACGCAACAAATGTGACTTCGATTATCTTTTCGTCTTCGTTGGTGTGGGATAACTCGATTGCACTATCGACGTATGCTTTATAAAAAACAATGTCGTGCCTTCGGGTTCCTTCTCTTGAAGGGTGAAGTAATAATTCTGCGGCGTCGGTCTTTGCGGCTTGTCCTGCCTTTGCGCCTATGGTTACACGCTTATTTGCGGCACCTGCAAAAGTAGTTTGTGGCATTGCGTTCCTTAAATTGGCAATTGTGAATTCTGCTAAAGGAACTTTAGCGGTTAACTTTTCACCAATTAAATATTTTTCAACCACGGTATTACCGTAAGCGTCAACGGAAACGTCCTTGTATTCGGGTTCGTAAGAAACTACGACACCGCCTTTTGTATGTCCCAAAGAAACGCCACCAAATGTGACTTCGCAAACTCCGACCTGAACATTAGTTATATCGGCCATTATATATCACCACCTTTATTATTTAACTTTGTAAATTCTTGATTAATGATACTTTTGTTTTGTGCCGTTTTCAAATACTTAAAATCAAACACATTTGGGTGTTTACATTTTGGACAAGCAAAATATATTCGACCTGCGAAAATATATTCAAAACAAATTAATTTTCGGCAATTCTGACATCTTAATTCCCGATATAATTTTCCGTTTAATTTCATCGGGTTTTGCAAATAAAATTTATACTAAACAATTCGCGTCCGTTTTCGTCTTTTCCAAGGTGTCCAGGTTCGGAAATTAAGTGAATGAAATAAAAGTATGTTTCATTGTTGATTAAGTACCCAACTTTCCCGTGTAACGCGGTTCTGACGCTATCACAAAGCGTTTTGCCCGTGGTATAGTCTGCGGACCTGATAAAAACTTGAAATGTTGGTTCTTTTATAGGAATATACGCGCTTGGTTTAACTCCGCCCGTATCAATTACCGCAATACACGTATTTGGTTTTTCGGGGGCGTGTGCGACAAATAAATCAGTTGCCAAAGTCCCGATACTATTATTTTGTAAATGCCTTGCAACTTGTTGTATTAAAGTCATTTTGTTAAATACGAACTTAATGTTTTAGTAATGTAATTTCTAAATATTGTCAAATTTCTTTTTATTGGGTCTTCAAGATATTTTCCCTTTCGCCCGTTTTGAAAAATATATTCGGGGTGTTCGTGTAGTTTTGCGGCATAGACTTTATTATACCCAACAACCCGTTCGTTTTTTCGTTCTTTTTCAACGTGGCCCGTGTTTTGCAATTGTCCTGTATCGTGTGGCACTTCTTGTTGACTAAGTCTTAACGCTTCGTTTGCGACATCGTCAACGGCCTGGTCGACCCCCGTTGTCATTGTTTTTTCTAAATGTGCGACACCCTTTTTTAAATCGGAAGTATCAAATTTTATTGTTGCCATTTGGTCAATTCCAATTTAATGTTGTGAATGTTCCCTTCCCCGTCGATTGCTTCGCTTTTCGAAAATACTTTATAATCAACACCGTTATATGTGACCTTGTCGCCCTGTTCTACTGTTACACTACCCATTAAATAAACAACGGCTTCGGTTGTAACGACTTCATTGTTTGGTAAAATCTTTGTTCGGGTTTTCTTTTGGAAACGACATTGCACGGAACTACCCGCCCCGTATGTTTCGTGGCCAAATTCATTCAACGCCGATTTAGTATATAAAGTGATTGTCTGATTTAATAAGTCAAACATAGTTAAACAAATTCGCCAATACGGTTTACAATTCCCCGAAGGGCTTGTTTTGCCTTTGGCGCAATAAGCCTGTTAATTCCCCCACTATTGTCACCCATTGTATAGGAATAATCGCCAATACTTTCGCTTTTTTTACCTGTTTTGTCTGTTTGGAAAAACGCGTCACCCATTCGAACCATATATTCAACTTGCATTGCTGTTGCCCGTTTTATCTGTTCGGGTATTCTTTTATAATAAGTATTTGGTACGTTTGTACCGTCAAAGTACCCGTCGCATTTTCTTGGAAATTTTCCCAACTGATAGATTATATAAACGCTTGTACTATCAAGTGATACCGTGAATGCTTCAGTTGTAATTGCCCCCGCGTATGTACTTGCGGTTATCTTTTTACGTTCCCCAATACCTGTACCGCCAATAATTTCAATTTCACAACCCTTTAAATAATCATTTTGCATTGAATTTTGGTGATTTACATCTAAAGTATGCACCGTTTGGGACCCCGAAGACTGTAAACGCCCTTTTAATTCATAATCAAGAAACTTTAATTGTGGGCCGACAAAAGCGTCGATAATTTCTTCGGCTTCGTTTATTTGGTTGTCCACGACTGTTCCCGAACCAATAAGCGCGTCAACCTCGGTTGTTGTAACATATCCACGTCTTGAACTCATAATATTAGTTTAAATTAAAAGAAAAGATATTACCAATTTCGGCCGTTAAATCGACAATCGGGGTTTCGGCCTTCAAATCCTGGCGTAATTCCCGTTTTATATCGTTTTTTACCCTCGCAAACTCTATTTTATCGGTTGTTTTGTAAGTTAATTGTTTTTCCCAAGTACTCACACCGTCATCTAAAAGAACGGTAACAACGGACGTTTCCGTCGCTTCCCTATACGAAACCGCTGTTATTTGGGCTTTTACTGTTTTTTTCATACTAATTTGTCGATAAAATCTGATATTTGTTGCGCTTCTGTATCGAAATTGACTTTATCCTTAAAATTATTATATACGTTCTGACACATTTTGTAATATCGGTCGGTTTCGTTGTAATATTCAATTTTATTCACTATTTCCTGCGGGTTTAGATTATCAATGGCAATACACGTTTCACCGTCTATAAATAACTTTTCGGCCAACTTCCCACGGTAGTATTCTTTTTTAACAATACAAGGCCTGGCAACTGCGGCCGTATTAAATACAATATGCCCGTAACCGTCCCCGCCATTTTTAGTATGCCAAATAAAACGGGAAGTTCGCATAAAATCCGCGACCATTTCGTTTCCGTGTGCGGCACCGTCACGACATTGTCCGCCGAAACTTTTAAAGTGCCAACTCGGCATAAGTTTTTCAACCTTTTGGAACAATTCCCAATCCTGTACGAAATGGTCTGATATATTAAAACAATTTACAAATGAAGAAATATGGGGGTTGGGTTCTTCGTAATTTCCATAAGGGTACGCGGGTTTAAATATATCCAAATCAAATTCTTGGTGATATGTAATGAAATTTGCAACATCTTTTGGTACATCTTCAACAATCGCACTTGCCATTATATTTTTTGCGCCGTTTGCTTCGATACTCCAAGCGTTGCCAATTTGAAAAATAAGTTTCGGTTTATTAGGGTGTAGTTCACAAAGTCGTTTAAATGGTTCAATGTGTTGTGGAATTGACGCAATTACAATGTCGATTTTTAAGTTCATAAATCCGTCAAATGTGATTGCTTTGTTTGTGAAATTACTGTCAATATCTTTGCAAATATACACGGTTGGATAGTCAATATCTGTTATCGGTCGGACCCCCAAAACTTCGTTTAATTTTGGGGTATTATCGGGTGTCGCACCCCCCACACTTAAAAACTGTTCTTGTGTCGCTGGGTGGTCGTAAATTTTCCAAAATCCTTGCGTTGCCCAATCCATTCCGATTGGTCGGTACACTTCGCCGCCAAATCTTTTTTCAAAAAGTAAAATAAAAGATTGCAACAATCCTGCGTGGTGAAAGTCGCAAAACACAATTGGTTTTTTCATAATTAGTTATATAGATTATTATATATAGGTCACTCCCCTACCCTACCATATAGGAGTGTACATTTTTTTACAAAATAGCCTTGTTAAGCCACGGGGTGTCACTCCCCTACTTCAAACAATGTCGTAATATGTATGTAATATTAAGTGTCGGGTGTAGTTTTCGACAAGTATTTTTCACACATTTTCAAGTATCTTTGGTCAATTGGTAAGTCTACTTTTAACGACGCAATTATATATTTTCGGAACTTTTCGGGGTAATAAGTCACGGGTTCACCTTCATATATTAGTCTTAAATTGTGACTTAAACCGTTCATATGCAAATACGTTTTTTCGTCAATTATTCCGATTTTTACACCCATTGTTTCGACCTCTTTTTGGAACTTTCCGAAGTGGTCAAGGACCCCAGGAATTATTGAAAAATCCTTTGAAGTTTTGTTAAGTGTTTCGCGTTTTACAAAAATACAACACGGGTGCATTCTTGGTCCGTCATATACTGAAATTACATCGCAATTATTATCGACGTGTTTTTGTACTTCTTCGAAGAAATTTTCCTTTGGGAAAAAATCTTGTTCGGTAAACCAAACCCATTCGGAATTGTAACTTTCAAATAATGAATATTTTATGGAAATATTACGCCAATCTTCGTCACCTGTAATTTGTGGTGGATTTACAAAAAAACAAAAATCTTTATACATTGTTTCTTTTATAAATTCTCGATAATCTTCGCCGCTGTTTGTTTCGTGAAATGCAATTATTACATTATTAAAGTTTGTTCGAAAATCGTGTATCATACTTCGCCAAATTGGATAATCACAATTTCGTGGCCACGTAATTATTATGTCGGGTCGTATATTCATATTGCCCCAATCTTTTTATAAATTACTTGTCTAACGTTTATATTCTTCGGGCTTAAAACGTATTGTTTAATTATCCGCTGTATTGCGTTGAAGTAAAGTTGCTTGAATTCTTCTAATTCGTCAATTGGCGCATTTAGATAAAAAGTAAACCACCATTGAACCCGTCGTTCCCATTCCCTGCGTTCGCCGTCACTATTACAATAATTTTGTATTAAATCGCTTTTCGGTTCGTCAAGTAGTCTTCGCGATAATGGTCGGCCCTGGTCATCGGTAAGAACCCCCGAAATACCCGAACTCAAACTTCCGACGTGGGTATATGGGGCGTTACCGTCAAACATCATTATATTGGACCTGTAATGTTCTATGTCGTCGGGGCTTCCGTGGTACTGTGGAATATACCCGAATTTATAACCCTTTGCCCGTAACTGCAACGACGTATTCACGAAGGTGTCCCCGTGTAAGTCTGTTTCACACAAATAGCCTTGTAGTGCGGGTATTATCTCTCCCCTACCCCACCGTTTGCCACAAAAATTCCTGTCCGTGTCCAATAATATCGATTTTTTAGTGAAAAATAGGTTTGGCCAAAAATTACACCCTTGGTCCCCAAAACCCTGGGTTGGAATGCCCCAAATCCTTTCGGCTTCGTTTAATATTTCAAAAGAACAAGAACCGCGCTTACTTCCCACACAATCGTATTCGCCCCGTTCTATTAGTTCAAAACACCCTTTTATTACACCGTCACGCCACACAAAACAATCGTCTTCGATAAGCATTACATAGTCTTCTGTTACTATATCCAAAACCCTATTTATAACGTCGCCGTGGTCAATCTGCTGTGGGTTATATGTAAAGTTTATTTTGGGCCTTTTTAAACACAAATCCCGTATAAAATCGACAACGGGCTTTTCAATTGGGCTATTTAGATAAATGTATAGTTTGTCGACTTCATTACCCCAATATTTGTCAAAATACTTCAACCAATAGTTTAATAAAAACGGGTCCCCAGGAAATGGCAAAATTGCCGCACGACTAGACATACAAAACCCCCGTTCCTGTTCCACCGTCAAAGTAAAATTCCATATGTTCGTAATTGTCTTTTATTTCGTTCCAAAGTTGATTTACTTCGACAAGTCCGTTCCACTCGTGACCGCGTAGTTCCACATCGTGTAATACAATAACCCCCCCAGGTCGAACAAACGGCGCGTATAATCTAAAATCTTGTTTAACAGCTTCGTATGTGTGGTCACCGTCCAAAAATAGAAAGTCGAGGGGTTCGCCTTTCAATAATCTTTGTACACCGTGCAATGCGGGTTCTTCTGTTGACTTAAACGGTAATACAACGGTATTTGGTAATTTTGTGATTAAATTTATATCTAATTGCGAACAATCGGGTTCGATACCAATTAAAATATTGGGGTTAAAGGCCCATTGCCACAATTCCAGGCTATATCCTTTATGCACTCCAATTTCAAGTACATTTTTAATATCTATTCCCGAAACTGCATTTAATAGGGCTTCCAATTCCTGTTTGTTTTGTGACGCCCTGCATTGTTCAATTATTTGGTTCACGGTTTTTGTCATTATTTAATAATAGTACTTACGGGTGGCTTTTCTTCGGGCGCTTTTATAACATCGGGTATTAAGTTTATATTCGTTCTAAAATGCCCACACATTGAACAAAGCGAACTGCAAATCACTAAAATATCGCGCCCCTTTGGAACAAGTGTTTGCCCGACGGGCAATAATGTACCTATGTGTTTACATTCTTCTATTGGTTGCTTTGCGTTTTCGGCCATATAAAATCCTCTTTACTAACTTTATAAAATCCCGTTAAACCACGGGGGGTTGTAAAATGAAAAGGTCTTAATTTACCTTGTTTTACCAATTTGTGCATTTCTGCGGGTACTAAACCCCAAGGCCACGCAAAACCGTGTTCCGTGTTGGGCATTTGTCCCATATGTCTGTGTAAATCGTGAATAAATATAAATCCACCCTCTTTTAAATATGGGTAGAATTTAACTAATTCGGCAAACCTTGTTTGCGGTTCTGTATCTAATAAAATAATATCGTAAATATCATTCCCAAGATTAAAAGTTGTGGGCTTATAATTCTTGACGTCCATTAAGTAATTCGCGACTATATTTTTAATTCCTATACGGTTAAATCGTTCGTTTGCTGTGTCAAAATGGGGTTGCAAAAATTCTACGGTGTCAATTGTCCCCCTGTTATTATTATCTAATAAAGCAAGGCCCATATACGACGCGCCAATTCCTTGGTGTGTTCCCGTTTCCAATATCCTGTCGGGCTTCATTAAACGAACAAGCGAATATAAAAATTCCCCTGTTTCACACTCCACCCCCGCGTCATTGAAAGCGCTGTATAAACTGTTAGTGCCTGACCACTCGCCTTCATTGTGCATTTGTAATGTCGGGTCTAATTGTAAAAGTCTTTGTGTTATGTTCATAAACTGTTTAAAAAAGCATTCCATTGTGCTTTTATCCTATCTTTGCCAAATAGTTCAAGTGCGGTTATTCTTCCCGCGTCCCCGATTTTCTTCGCTAGTAAAGGATTTTCCAATAATTTTGTAATATACCCCTGTAATTCTTCCACACTATCGGACCAATACCCATTTACACCATTATGTATTAAGTCGGGTATTTCGTACAAGTCACCCGCAATATTTAGTGAATTTCCGTATTTTGGGCCAATAGCAACAACGGGTATTCCTGTCATTAAACTTTCAATAAAATTTAATGTATACGACGCGGGTTGCGTTCCCGTATAAAAATAAACGCTTCCGTCTTTGTACTTTTGTTTCATTTCCTCGTATGTTAAAAAACCCCCGTTTAAATTGTCGGCATTTTCGTTATTCGGTCCGTACAGCTTCGCGGGTAAATTCTGAACAACTTTTGTGTACAATTCCCAATTGCAAAATTCGCCGCGGTGTCGCATATTTTGCGCAAACGTGATTACTTGTTTTGATAAACCATTCCATTGCCCGAACTCCATTGGGTCTTTATAAAATCGAATAACTGCGTCGCAACCTATATTATCAACAATATTTATTTCCCTGGGTGAATATCTGACTACTTTTAAACCTTCTTGTCTGCATTGAAACAATTTTTTTTCAATTGCCTGTGTTGATTGCCCTATTGTTCGCCAAATAACATTTTTACCTTTTAAAACTCCCCAATTTTCCGTTATCCATTCGGGAACGTGCATTACGATTACAACATCGAATTGGTCGACAAATTCTTTTGGTAATTTACTGCGTTCGGGGGCCTGGTGTAATAAATGTTCACGCACTTTCGTATTTAATGCGGGTCTGATTGGGTCAACGGGCCTTTGTGGGTCGATGTACGACCCCAAACTAAAATATTCGTGGCCCATTTCTTCAAGTAATTTTAATTCGTCGTATTCTAAAATGCTGTGACAAGATAAATATAATATTTTCATAAAACCCCTTCCGAAGGATATAAAACTTTGTCTTCGATTTCGGTTAACCTTTCGCGCATTTTTGTGCCGACTGCTTTTAAACCGAATTTTTCTATACAAACCGCGCGTCCATTTTTACCAACCCGTGTTGCTTCGTCCCTGTTTTCGTAAACAAAACGCATTTTCTTACGCAACATATCAATATCAACTTCGGCCCATTTTTGGTCGGGTGTGTACCATTGTTTATTGCGTGTATTTTCACCAATCGGGACCAATTTATAATCTAATAAAAAAGAATTGAAACCGTCTTTTAAATATTCGTGTATACCGCCGCAATTAGTTGATATTATGGGTTTTTCCATTAATAACGCTTCCATTTGTGGTATTCCCCAACCCTCGCCACGGTGGGCCGACACGAAACAATCAAATGTTTTGTGAAACCTATATATTTGGTATCGGTCCATTAATTCTTTGTATAAATAAACGGGCGCGTAAGAAGGTAAATTAAGTTTTCGTTTAATTCTTCGCACGGCGTCGTCAATTTCGGTCTTTTTGTCCCGACTGAAATTATCAACGTATGTTTTTATGGTTAAACTAACGCTTTGGTCACCTGCAAATTCACGCCAATATGCTTCAAGTAACGCCCCTGGGTTTTTGCGTTCCGTCCATTCGAATATTGAATAAAACTTGAATGTTTCTTTGTCTTCAACAACATACTTTTCGACCTTCTCAATGTCCAAACTGTCGTCGATTGCTTCGGGTATTATATAAATTGGTTTTGTAATACCTGAATTTATCATTGCTTGGCGATTAAATTCGCTTCCCGTCCATATTTCGTCCATTAGTTGCAAATTTACGGCAAAATCCAAAGGTACTTTGTCAGTTTCCCAAAATGCCCGTCCAATATGATATTTTCCTGGTTCCATATACATTTTATAAACATTTGGGGTCGTGTGTAGAATAATCATATTGTAACCAATTAGTTTATTTTCCAAGGACACGGCCAAATCACCAAGCGCCCCATAATCGGAAATATCGGGCGTATATTGTGGTATTTTTGTGGTCAACTGAATACCCGCCTTGTTTAATGCGCCTATGTCGTGGCGATTTGCTTCGCCATAACCTGAATAGTCCTTTGCGGGTCCGACGTATTTTATTTTCATAATAAAAATATTGCTGTAATTATATAAACACCTGTACTTATAATAAATATAGAAACCTGTGTTTTAAATGTTATTTTATTCGAATAATGTAAACCAACAACAAAACCCATTATAAGCATATAAATATTTCCAATAAAATTTGGCATATTATTTAACCTTTTCTAATTTTAATACATTACGTAATGGCCTTTGTGTTGCGGGTAATACAATGACTTCGTCCAATATCTTTTTTAAATTTTTTGCTGTATTTTCAAATGTCCATTGTTTTACATAATCGGCCGCTAGTTTTCCCTTTTCCATTGCTTCTTTTTGGTGTTCGTAGATATATCGCATTTGTTGGCGTAAGTGTTTAACATCACAAACAACCATTTCACCAACATTTACACCTTTATACCTCGCATATAAGGCGGGGCATTTTTCCGCAACATTTACTTCGTACATATATTTGTCGTTAAAATATTCCGAAATTCCGTGGGCATTCGGGACAATTGTTGGTAAACCTGTGGCCATTGCTTCGAGTGGTGTTATTCCAAACCCTTCACCACGCGAAGGAAACACGAATGCGTCGGAATTTTCACATAATTTTGCAAGTTCTAAATCACTAATTGGACCCGTTAAAACTTTAATATTTGGGTATTGACTTGGCGATAACGGAAGTGGTGGAATTTCAAGTGCTGTTTTAAATATCATTCGCACGGGTTCGTCTTTTCCAAATTCTTCGGTAAAGGCCTTTAATACTTCCGTAAAACCCTTTCGAATATTAAATGCGTTGTAATGTAAGAACGTAAACGTTTGTCGTTTAGAACGTTTTAAAACGCGTTTTTTGTACTTAAAAACGGTGTCATCATACCCAAGGTTTACGACTTCAGCTTTTACCCCTGATTTTGCGAATACTTCTTGACACCATTTAGAAGGAACAATAACTTTGTCCGCTTCTTCTAAATATGGAACCCAATCATCGGGAATTTTGTCACTTTCAAACATTGTATAAATTATCCTGTATGGATTTTCCATTTTTATTAGTGAGTAAGGCGCGTGGTAAAGTATGCCAACCTTTTGGCCCTGGTTAGAAGTTGAAATTTTAACATCTAATTTTTGAAGTTCGCGAATAATTTTCGCACTTGATATTCCGTACCCGTCTTTGCCACCCTGTGAAACAGTCGCCATATAAATTGAACCGTCATAATTTACGGGGTTTTTCATTTGGTCCATTTCTGCCATTTTTGCGTGTATGTGGTCGGCTAGTTCCTTATTTTCGGGAATTCTAAAACCTGGCGCCCTTGAATATTTTTCGTAGTCGTTTTGGTCTTCGATACAAACGAACCTTCCGCCTGGGTTTATTAAATAAGGCATATGTAAATATTACAATCACTTTACTATTTAGACAACAAAAAAACCCGCGAATTTCTTTCGATTTCCACGGGTCATTGTTAGTAAGCACTAAACTTGCGTTTAGAAACTTTCTAATTCGACGATTAACCTGTCGTCAAGAATTGCAACACCGAACAGAACGTCCAATGTAATTTGCATTCCTAACGCGTCGGCGTCGTAAGAAGATACCACACGTAAACCAAGGTTTATGTCTGGGTCGACTACAACTTCGGACATTGCGCCGAAACCTGCGGGTACTCCTGGAAGTGGTCTTGCGGCCAATACCATTGCGTTTCTTGTGTAAACAAGGTTGTGCCAGGCTACGGGTGAACCCGTACCTTCGATTAACTGACCTTCGAATACATTTATTCCACCAAGTTTCAATATTGCGCCTTCTTCGATAACACCTGCGCGACCTAAAGCGTCGGCCCTTGAAAATTTATCAACACCAAGTAATTTTGTGATTACTGTTGGGTGAAGGTAAGCGTACATTTTTTCGGTTTTGGGTACTTTGTTAAGTACTAACCTTTCACGTACTTTCAAAAAGCTGTCTTCCATAGTGTCGTCACTTGTAGTGTTGAAGGTCACTGTATTTGTTATAGAAGGGTGAAGTCCTGCTAATTTGCTTTCTACTTTTTCAGCAAGTGCAATTGCGGCGTCTTCTGCATAACCGTCCATACTATTTTGATTTTCTAGTACTTTGGTTACATCTTCGATACCAAATGTCACTTCCCAATGTTGGTCAAGTGTGACACTAACGTTCGTGGCGGTTGGCTTTTGAACGGTAACATCAGTTCCTAACGTTTTTTGGTTAGCGCTTAGTGTACCTCTTTTTGGAACCTGGATTACTTGCCCTTCTGTTGCTGGGGTAAGGTCAAAGTTCCTGGCGACTGTCTTTGCAAGGTTCATATAAGACGCGAAACGTCCTAATGATTTTTGCGCGATTATAGTTGGAATAAACACGGCGTTGGTCGTGTTATTCATATAATTTTTTCCCATTATTTATCACCACCTTTATAGGTAATTTGATACTACATTTAAAATTTTATGGAATAAATATTGTGTTATACCTGGCCTGGTAAATCGTTTTCAATTAGTCCAAGTCGCATTGCTTCCATTATTGCTTTTTCGTTTGTTCTAAAAAACGCGACGTCTTTTAGTTGCGAAGCCTTGAACCTGGGTATTGTCGACGTGTCCCCTGGGTTAGTATCACCACCAATATTCGGTACTTGTGTGGGTTTGCCAAATAAATATGCTTTGCCCTTTTGTAATGTTTCCAAGGCTTCCGATAAACCTGTTATGGTTCCGTCCTCGTTAACTTTTACATTCGATTTATCAATCAAAGCAATTGCGGCGTCCACATCAACACAACCAAGTTTCATTGCTTCCACGGCAATTTTATTGTTAACTGACGAATTTTCGTATTTCTGTTTCCAAGTATTTGCTTCGGCTTCTTTAGTTTCTGCAAGTTTTTGATATTCGCCTTGTTCTTTTAACTTTGCTTCCTCTTGTTGCTTCTGCAATTTTTCCAATTCGTCGGCCTTCTTGGCGCGTTCATTAAGATTTGAAAATCTGCTATGTTTAAAAAGTCTTGGGTCACCAAAAATCTTTTCAAACTCCGCGTCGCTTAATGTCGACGGGTCAAAAGGTGCGTTACCTTCCCCATTATTATTTGCGGGTGTTCCACCCTGGGAATTGTCGTTGTTACTTGTCCCATTTCCTGGTACGGGATTTGGTGTTGGCGTAACTCCTGCGCCATTTGGTTTTATTTCGGGCATATATTGTTTTGCTTCATTTTTTTACGTGATAGGACCACGGCAAAAAACAAAATGCGTTTAAATTAATAAGTTTATTATCAATATTTATAATATGTTTGTCAAATAAAGTGTTAAAATTTTGTGTTCAAATATGGTTTTAACTGTTCTTCTGACAATACAACCGTTTTATTTTCATTGTCATACGCATATGTTAACCTTGCCAATTTTGGCTTAATTGCGTTTATAGCGTGTTTGCAATTGGGGTGGAATAGTCCTGCTTTTTCCGCGTCTGCAACTGTTGGATAGCCTGGCGTTTCACCTCTTAATGATAAAATTTTACCTTCCCAAACCGCGCATTCTTCGTGGTCGCTGTTGTGTCTTGAAACCTGCACTAAATCATAACCATTTTGAACAAGCCTGTTTGCAAATCCCCTGTTTCGTGCTTCCACGGCCTTTGTACGAATTAACATTTCGCTGTATCTGTCTAATGTCCAAGTATGCCCCCCTTTATCAACAAGTGCGCTTAAACCGTCTTGTTTTAGTGTTCCAATGATTGTTTTTTTGATTTCCTTTAGTGCTTGGCCTGAAATGGTACCTTCCGCAAGTTTTTGGGTTATAAGTTCCCGCGTTACTTTACCAAGTAATAAATTTGCGCTTCTACTAACACCCGTTAGTGTTTCGCCAAATGCCCGTGCGGTATCATCAACAAGTGCCAAGATTGCTTCTTTGTGTACCGAATTAAACCCATAAGAATAGGGAATATCGGCGTTTATAGATTTTAATTGTTTTGTTGCGTCGTCTGCCCCCAACTTGTAATATTCGGGTAATTCTTTTTTTAAAAAATCTTGTATATCTGTTCCCGTACTTTCTAAAATCTTTTCTATTTGTTTAAGTATTGCGCGACGGTTGGCCACTCCAAAATCGGTTGCCCCTTCAATTTCTGAAAATATTTGTTTATATGCCTTTTTTATGGCTATGGTTAACCGTTTTATGCTTTCTTCGTTTACGGGTACTTCTGTTGGATACATATTATTGACCCTCTTTTACGGGTACTTTTGGTTTACTAAATGGGTTTGCGTTTAAATCCATTTTTGGTAATTCGATTTTTGTTTCTTCGTCAATTTCCTTTGCCTTTTCTTCGGCTGCGTCTTCGTCTACTTTATCAATTCGCATTATACTGTCTTTTTTAGTAGATAACCCCGCGTCAATTCTTTTTACTTCTGTGTCTACCTGTTCGCCTTCGTCAATTGGTAAACCGTCGGACCATATAATTTCGGGTCTTACGGGTTCGCCTTTTAGTGTTTTGCCCCCAACTTCTAAACCCCAATATTTTGCCAATTTTTGTGCGGTATAAATAAGGTCTTTGATTGTTGCGTCATAATATAGTTTTTTACGTGCCACCTTTGCAATTGTTCGAAGTAGTTTGTACTTTAATGCACGACCACTATCGCTTTGACCTTTACCCATACCCAAAATGTCGGGCGAAGTTTCGGACACCATAAAAAATACTTCAATTATTTGTTCTATTTCTTTGAATGCGTTTTCTAAACTAGCGTTCCACACAATGTATTCGGGTTTTGTAGTGTCACCGTCTGGCATTTCAAACATTTGCATTTTTTCACGTTTCACCTTGCCGTCTTTATTTAATACACCGTAAGGAACGGCCAATATTGGGTCGCTGTGTTTATCCAAAATATTATCAATTTTGGTCATACGGTTATTAATTGCATAAAACAATGTATCTAAATCGTAATAATCTGATATACCAAAATATCTGCGTCCCGTTTTCCAATTGGCAACGTGGAATAATAATGGGTCTTCAATTCCGACTTCGACTGTGGGTAATAAATTTGGAATACCCAAAATGTCCAAACCGACTTCGGCCACAATTTTATTTTCTTCCATTTCGTAAACTTTGTTTTCAATTATTCCTGGTTTATGTATTTCTTTTCGTAAATACTTTTTGTCGCCTTTTTCAAATGTCCACGCCAATTCTTCAACATCGGGTTTTTGTCTTACATTAAAACCGTTCACCTTTGGAAAATATATATTGGGTGTAGTGTCTTCGATTATTACTGTTGGTTTTTCAGTCAAAGCGCCTGGGCGTCTTTTACCTGTTCGAATTTTAAATAACGCGTCGCCAAGATATGAATTTGACAAGGCACTTTCATAAAACTGTATGTTTAAATGGTTTTCTTGAACTAATGCGTCGACAAATTCCTGGTCGCCGCCTGGCACTCTTATTTGTACGGGTTCGGAAAATAACATATCCGCAACAACTTTTGATAATAGACCCGCGAAGTTTGCTTTTACATATCGAAGTTTGTTATACGCTTCGTTATATGCCCCGCTGTCAATTCTAATTCGGAATGCTTCGTAATGTTTCCCCTCGAATAGACTTTCGAAATAATCATAATCGTTTAACCTGTTTTTGGCGTTTTCATATGGAAATAGTAAGCCGCTTTCGGCGCTGTTGTTTTGTGGATTGTTTATTTGTTCCGCCATACAAAAATATTATAGCATTTTGCTTTTAGATACAAATGTGAAAGGGAAGACCCAGGGGTCCCGAAGAACCCCTGAATTGTTCTTTGTGCTTAACAATAGTTGTTTAATATTACCATAATACATAATAAATGTATATTAAATCCTTTGTGGGAAAGGTTCTTGAAAAAGAACTGCAAATAAACTGACCGCTTCTTCTGCCTTACGTGCAAAATATACATCGTATTGCGTGTTCCAATATAATAATTCGTCTTGACTTACCCGTTCCCGAAATTCATTCATTGCGTCAAAGCCGTTTTGGTTGCCGTTTGCGTAGTATTCAAATGCCAAACAAGTATCGGGGTGCAACATTTCTTGATATTGCAAATCCTGTGCGGTTAGTTCGTCAAAATCGTGTGGCATTGTGCCGTTTAACTGATACCCCCGCCCTGTGTGGTGATAAGCGCATACGGGTACAAACATATTTGGCATATTATCAACGTCCATTGTTTGGCCCTTGTGTAATTCGTGGCCCTTTGGGGTCCAATGGTGCATATTTATGTCTTTACTTGACCAACACAAATGGATTTTGTCTTTTTCTTCGTTGAATAAGGGTAAAACGCATTTGGGTTTGTGAATATCGGGGTTAAACTGTGCAATAATTGTGTTCAAATCTGGTTGTTGGTCGCGCGGTAACAAGGAAAGTTGCATATAATAACTGTAAAATCCCCAACACCGTTTTAACCATTTCCGTTGTTTTTCTGATATACCCAATTTGTGGTCGTAGTGGCCCCCCTCTACAAAATCGGGTTCGAACGCTTGTTTCCAATATCTAAATGGGCGGGGCATTATCCTTTAAATTTGCAACTAAAAACAGTTTAGTTTAAAACGCACTATTTGCAAATACACGTGCGCGTGGTCGTTCAAATTTACGCATTTGTATTGCTATAAACCCCGCAAATAACGTGTCGTCGTGCTTTCCGTCTGCGTGTTCACGCTTCCCGCTGTCCTTTTTTATAAACGTTGTCATTTCCGACAATGTTATGGCCGACCGAATAATTAAGTTTCGTTCTTCAAATAAAATAATAAAATCGTCAATCATAACATCACGGGTTTTTGTGTTCGTATTCCAACCAAGTTTGCGCGTTCGCTTTTCCGTTTTTTCTTCAATCTGCACGTAAGAGTAATAATTTTCGTATATTTTTGATAGGAATAATATTGTTGATAGTTGGTTATTTTCGACACCAATAAATGCTTCGTTATAAAACATTCCAAGTTCGGCCGCGTGTTCTGCCAAAAGGTCGGGGCGTAACTTCAAATATTCCTGGGCCACTTGTGATATTTCCACTTTGTCCCAAACATCTATTGGCCCGAAGTCCGAACCGTCACCGTCGGAAGGGTCGACACCAATTACATATTCACGTCCCATTTTGGGCAATTCCCAAATAGATACGCCCTTGTCAATTAGTTTTTTGGCTTCAATTAGTTTTAAATCAATATATCGCTTTTCCGTGTCACTTTTTTGGTCATAACCAATTCGTGCGGTTGCTTCTAATTCGTGAAAATACGGTGGTCTTACCGCTTCGTAATATTCCATTATAAGGGGGTCAAATACGGAACCAAGGCCGCTTTGGAACGCTTCTTTTATACTGCTTGGGTATTCCTGCATAAATAACTGAATGCCCGACAATCCCGTTCCTTTTTCCTTGCCCTTTGTAGATAGTTCGTTGATTTTCCACCTTCGCCAAAGCATTTGGCCGTCTGTTAAACTATACTTTAATTGAATTTCTTTTTCCTTGCCGTATCTTATAATGTCCGATTGTGTAATTTCGGGCAATTCACCTGGTAAGCTATATTCGGGGTTTTCATACCACGCATAAAAGTATGTTTTATAGTCGTACGGTCCTGGGTTTGGTAATGCCGATTGTGTAGTATAAAAATCGTAATAATCGTTAAAACCATTTCCCGTTGTTTCTTCACTTATTCGGCCCTCTTTTGGTACGGCTTGTTTCGACCCTGCGTTTAATTCTTGTCTGTCCTTTATAAATGCACTTTCCGTTATATGTAAATTGTGAACAGTACCCGAACGAACCTTTAGTGCCACATAGATTTGTGAATTTAAAGGTCGGCCCATAAAATCACTAACAAAATTATATGCGCGTTTTGTATCTGTTTTGGTAATTGCTTTTAGTTCTTTGGGTAATTCTGTGTATGCTAGTTTTATAATATCAAATATACGGTCCAATGCTTCCCGTTCGTGACCAAGTATCGCGCAATTGATACCAGGCGTCCACAATGCTTCGTCTAAATAATCAATACAATAAAGTGTTGTAAAACCAAATTGTCTTGATTTAGTTATTAGGTTCCTGCTGTGGTCCGACCGTTCCGCCAGGTGTCGCAACTGCATTATGTTGGGTTGGAACGTCACCAATTCCCCCTGTTTGTTCTTGATTTTGTATAGGTTGTTCAATCGCCACCATTTGTTCGTTAGCCTATTATCGATATTGTTCATTTTTATTGTAATTTTTCCGTGCTTCTATCGCTAAATTTTTATCTTCGAATATTCCCAAGTTTATCCACTTTCCGTTTTTAATAACAGAAGACTGCCATTTTTTGCGGTTTTTATGCCAATAAACACCCTTAAAACCCGAAGTGTTGTTTTTGTAAATCCCCGTATTACGGGAATTTTCGAAATAGGTACAAAATCTTAAATTGTTTTTAGTGTTATTTAGGGGGTTTCTGTCTATATGGTCAATGGGTTTTGTGTGATTTAACGCGCCCATAACTTCGCGGTGCATTTTTATAATTTTCTTATTTTTGTTTTTTATTAATGTTCTTATTGCGTAACCTTTATTATAAAACCACTTAAATTTGGATAATTTTATATAATCTTCGTCATCTACAATAGCGTATAATTTATTGTACGTTTTCCCCCGAAGGTGTATTTTTTTCATCAAGTAACATTTTAGCACTATCGCCCAAGTTGGCATAATTTGTTTTCCTGTTTTGATTTTCAATTGTGTCTAATAATACCGCAATTGGTTTGCCGTCGTCCCCGCTTATTTCAGTTTTCAATCCAAATTCTTCGCGGTTTACTTTGTGGTTGACTGCATACCATTGTAAAAATTCACTATCTTTTTGTGTTGGTCCTGTTCTTATCATTTCCAACATCAAGTTTGCACGAACCCCTGCGTCGGGTTCTTCTTTTATCTTTTCTTGTAATTCTTTGACACGTTCAATACGCCAATAGATTAATTCTAATTGATAATTAAATATCTGTGTAAGTTTGTTTGGTGTATATGCTTTGTATGCGTTTATTCGTTCCAAAAACCACGGTTTAGTATCTTGAAAATAATATACATTTGACGTTGGAATTTCCGCCAAGGCGCACGCTTTCGGCAATGATAAACCCGTAATTAAAAACGGTTTTAATTTCTGTAATATTGTTTCAAGTTCTGTGTCGGGTAATGCGGGGCGTCCGACCTGTGTAATATCATTCATATTACAATTATATCAATTTCTTTTACTTTACTTCAACGGGTGTTGCTTTTCGAAGTAGACTTATAAAACCTTTCAGTATACTTCCCAATATTTCAACATCTTTTGTTGGTATTTCGGGGTTTGTTGATACTGCGGTAATATAGGCCTGTTGGATTTTGACAACTTCTTCAACCGTTGTTGTTCTTAAACTGTCGAATTTATCCATTTGGGCTAGGAATTTAATATCTAAATAATATACTAACAATTATTTGTTTAAAAGCGTTTGTTTTGCCTGTATGTCTTTAATGTGTAATGGTTGGAACGGGTAATTTGATTGTGTCCCCTTCTGTCATTTCTTCGGCCTTTTTTATCGCTTCTTTAGATAGTCGGTTGATTTCTTTTGTAATTAAATCAAAATCGGGGTAGAAAAAATCACGTGGTTCTGTTACTGATTTATTAAGTTTGCATACATCGCAAATTCCTGTGTGATATGTTGATATTGTCATTTTTTGAAGTCCTGGTTCCCGACCAAATCGTTTTAAATATGTAAGTCGTCGCGCTTCAATACCGCAACTATCACAAACTTGTAATATTTCTTTGGTACATTTCAATGTACTAGTCTTGTGATTACTTGTTGTTTTTGTTTTCATACGGCCCTTTGTAGTGTGATTGGGTTGTGATTTTGTATCTAATACCATTTTGGCAATCTAAAATTTATTTCGTAACACTTAATAAAACAAATACGAATTGCTAAATACTTTCGAAGTCCCAACATATCGTATTGTACTTTTACACGTATAAAACTTTTTATAAAAAAGTTAAATTGCATTAAATAGTATTGTATTTCCCTGTTTAATTTTTTCATTTTGTTTAATTAAATACCCATTGTCGTGGGGGTCGCTTAGGTATACCCACCGTAAAGAACCCGACCCCCTGGTGAATGCTAAATATGCCACGGTTGCGTTTTACTCTATACGACAAAAGATATTCAATTTTTCTTAAAAACAACTATTGGTTGTAATGTTTTTAGATAGTTTCCTTTGTTTCGTGCTTTTTTTATTTCAATACAACAAGTGTTGCAAGTTTTCAAACCCCTTTCAGCAAAGACGGGTGTTTTAAACTGTTTCCCACACCTTGGGCATTTTACATCGTATTTTAACACGTCATTATTCATTGTTTGGAATAATAAGTTTTGGATTTTCCAAAGACTGTATAAATTTTATAATAGTTTCGCGTTCCTGTTGGCTTAAATGTTCGTAATTACTTAAAAATGCGGTGATTGTGTTTTTTATCCACTCGGCGTGTTTACTTTCCACAAAATGTGGGGTTTTGCTGTCGAGTAAGTTTACCGAAATATTTGTTGTAGGCGCCCCACGGATAGGCCCATTGTTAAAATCTTTTGTATCGAAATAAGACCCCAAATACACCGCGCCGTGTGGGTCTTTGTTTTGGAACGTGACTAAAACCTTGTCTTTGTTGTATACCCTGACTTCTGTACCCATTTGTCTATAATGATTTACTTCTCCCACTTCGTAAAAAAAATCAACTAAAAATCCTGGTAATGGGCTGACACATTTTAAAACTGTACCCGCTATTATTTCCATTATTTGGCCACCCCCTGTTTTTGTCCCAAATCCCAATGGCATTTTCCGCACGTTACTATTTTTTTAAGAAATTTTCCTTTATAGTTCGTCCCACAAACGGGACAAATTGCTTTTTTCATTCCTCTTTTGCGTTGATTTTCGGTTAACTGTATATTTTTTGTTGTTGGTGCATTTGTTGGTGTCATAGTTAAAATGGTACTTCAACCCCCCGTAAACTTGGATATTTTTTGTGTATTTCTTCGCAATGGTCAATTGCTATTTTAAAAGCGTCAAACAAACCGCGCCAATATTCCAATGTTTCCAAATCAAACGTTCGTTCAAAAATAAATCGGTCGTAATTAAATGGCTTAAATGTGATTGTTCCGTCCTCTATAGTAAAAGGAAATTTATAATTTCCAACCATTATTGTTTGCGATAATTGGGTAATTTCCACAACGGGTTTATTTTCCTTTTTAATAACTTTTTTAATTACTTTCTTCGTTTTTTTCTTCATTTTGTTGTTCTAAATTTAATATTTTGTAACCAAATTTTATAAGGTCATCGATAAATGACCATTCGCGGGAATAAAACCCAGGTGCATAATTTTTTCTATAAAATACTACTTCCCCATAAACTTCGACAACTTCCAAGCGTTCCAATGTTTTTATATTTTCTTTTATTAAAGTATCGCCCTTTTGTACTAATTTTAAAGGTAATTTTTCCATATAAACAAAGCAATTTGATATAATAAGGCCAATGCTAATACCCCACCACACACATATAATGCGAATTTATCTTCGGAATTCATAATTCGTTGATTTTAACTTCGCATAAGTCTGAACATTTTATTTCCTCTTTAACGGCAAGTCCCAAATCAATAATTCGTCCCAATCGTTCAAAACCGCCCGTGTCTGTTACTTTGGCGACCGTACATTCACCGTTCATTGCATTACAAATTCGTACGGTAGTGTTTAAAGGTAGTTTATTGAATGCGACGGTCAATTGTGTGTCGTCCAACGGTTCCCCGTTTGCCATTATCATTTGTGGGTGACAACCGACACAACCCGCGCGTGAATAATAAGACGCGGTCCCCTTCCAAGATTGTTTGTTGCTTATTGTTTCGATTACTGTTTTTGGGGGGTTTACTTGTATTTTTATTTCCTTGTCTTCTGTAAATACACAATCTTTTACAATTGGATTTAAAAATTTCCTATCCTGGGGTTTTTCCTGTGTAAATATAACAAACGCAATCAATATATTAAGTGCTGTAAAAAGTAATGTTATGTTGTAAGCAGTTTTGTTGTTCATACTAGTATTGTAATACTAATGTAATATGTTTGTCAATCATTAAATACTTTTTTTGCTAGTTTTTCAATTAATATGCGTATTCGATATATAACCATTAAAGGTAAAAACAGCGTTATATAAACAAATGTCCCCAATAGCATACAAAACACCGTTAGTGTTATATATAAAGTATCATCTAAAATCTTTTTTATTCTTGTCATTTAACTTCTTTGCCACAATCTTGGCATATTAAATTTTTACATCTACTGTCCCAATATTCCAGGTTTGTACCACCACAATACGGACATACTTTTATTAAAAAAATTTCTTTTAATAATTCAATTATACTTTTAAAAATCACACGTCCATTATCTACTTTCCCAAGAAAAACCACAATCTTTACAAACATAAAGTTTTTTTGGTGTTCTGTTACTTGCAAATAATAGTCTTATTGGAAATATAACATTCCACATACTACGGTTTGCATTCTTTATAAAACCCTCTTTATGTGTTTTAACGTTTTTACTATCACATTTTAAACATTTCATAAAATCACCACCCTTTGCGAAACATAACGCGTACCCAAACAAGGGCCGCAATTATTGCGCTTAAATTAGTATATTTTGCGGGGCTATTTAACCAATTCAATAATTCATTTAAATAAAAAATAATTGTTTCCATAATCAATCCCGTTTTGGGTCAAAATTTCGTGCGCGGTATAGTAAACCACTTGCGGTCAATAATGCTTCCGTTATAGACGGGCAATACTGTTTTTCGATTACGGCTTGGGGGAATTTGTACTTTTTTTCGGGTGTTCCGAGGTAATAAAGTCCCACGTGATAAGCGTTTAAAGTATTGTTTAATAACTCCATTGTTATTTCAATATTTCCCGTTCTTAGAAAGTAATATACAAAAATACCTTCTTTTCGCATTTTGAAGTCTTCAATTTTTAGTATTTGAAAGTTTGCCATTTTAGTGTTCGACCTTGTACTTTCCAAATTTATTATATAAATCGTTTTCTAAAAAATAGTTGTGCATTTCGCTTGATATTGTAACAATCCAATTTAAGTCATTTTCTAACATTTTTTTAGTTATCCAACGCACGGACATATCAACTTTTTTTGTATATTGGTCAAAATGATATACTTCGGCCTTGTTTACAAATATTCCCGATAATGTACAACCAACACCATACACCCCCAATTGGTGACTTTCCGCATAACTTTCGGAAGTTTCCTTGCCTGTTTTGTATTCGTATATTGTTGGTTCGTCCAGGCAATCAATTTTAAATTTAAGTTGTAACCATTCTTCGATTTTCACCGTGTTTTTAAATTCAACAACGGGTTTGTTTAATTGCTTACCCCCAAATATTGCGGGTAAATGCCCTGTTTTTCGTGTTTCTTCTTCGAATTGGTCGTGGTAGTCTTTACCTTCCCCCATTGCACGACTTGTAAATTTTTTTAATGAAAAATACATTTCAATTGCGCCGTCCCAATTTCCTGAACTCCACGCGTTTAAAACTGTGTAATTGGCGCGAAATATTGGTTTATCCATTTTTACGACCTTTTTTTCCAAAAGTTAATGACGCGGGACGTTTTATATTTTCAATTATACCAACGGGCATACTTCTATTTGCTTTCACCCAAGCGTCGACGGCTTCCCCGTTTACAACACGGTTAAAATCTTTTTTTACAAATTTTCCGCCCGTTTCTTTTAATTTTGCGCCGTATTTTTGCAATTCGGTTTCTAGTGTTGAAATTGTGTTGTGATTTGGAACTATTATTCCCGCCTGGGTTGTAAATAATTGTTCGGGTGCATATTCAATGTTTTTTTCGTCAACAAAGTATTTTGCCCCATAAGAACGGTAATAAACTTTTACTTTGTCGCTTGATAAACTTTTAAAATTAGCGTCAAGTGATAAGGCCTTTGCCGATAATACCTGTTTTGCAGTTTTTATCGCTTGTTCGACCTGTTCCTGTATTTCAATTAGTTGCAATAAAACTTCTTCGCCTTCGGGGTCTAAAAATATTTTATCGGCTTCTAATGTAAGTTTTTCTAACTTTTCGATATTTATTTGCATAATGATATTATAATATCAATGTAATATTATTGTCAATGATTATTTAAAATTGCGTATAAGTGTTTGTCGCAATGTTTACACGGAATTATTATTTCCTGTGTTGGCGTATTTTTATTGTATATAAATTTGTGTATGTTCCCGCAACTGCAAACTATGTTTAATTTTTTGTTTGTAGACGGTTTATATACGGTTCGTATAGGGTTATTTGTTTTCATAATTTACTCCTTAATAATCCAAAAATTGCTATTAGTATTACATTAAGTAATACACTTAGATATTTTTGTTTAGTTGTTAACATAATATTTACTCCAAACTTTTTAATTTAAGATAATTCATTAATTCCAAAATGATACTATCACTAAATACTACCTGTTCATCGTGGAAGTTATGTTCACGATTAAATATCAATGTTTCAACAAAGTCGTCTAACATCTCCCTAACTTCCCCCTTTGCAACAAAGTTCTTTTGAATAAAGTCTTTTATAGATTTTGCCTCTAAAGGCATAACTTGCTTAGTCTTAGGGTCTATATAACCTATCATTAGTTCCCCTGTTTCCTTATTTACTAAATAACAAAACTTATTATCAAAAAAGTCTTCCCAATCTGCTTTTATTTCTTTTGTTTTATTTTTCATTTTGTTTTTCCTCATTAATAATGGTTTCGATAGCCATAATCATTTTGGCATTAAGAATGGGGTCTTGCCTAAATTTATTAACAGCTTGTTCTACAGAACCCTCTAATTTAGCCACCATTGTTTTAGCAATTTTATGCTTAAATTCCTGTTTTAATATTTTTCTCATTTCACTATCTTTGAAAACTAAATCCAGGGTTTCATTTGTTAATAGTTTTATTTCCTCACTTCTATCCTCTACCACACTTTGAATGATTGGGTGCAGTTCAGAATAGTTAATAGCATATCCTACCTTCTCTTTAATCGCCTCATATACTATTTTTTGTAAATCTTCTGTATTTATTTGCATATTTCACCTTTCAAATTTAATAATTTTGTTCTTAGCTAGTTCTAAACTTGTTGTTATATCTGTTAATTTCATTTCGTTTGTATTCATAACATATCGTAAATTACTAATACTACGGACAAAACAATAAATAAAAATATGACTAATTGCCAAATACCGCTTTCACCGTCTATTTTTTTAATTATTTTTCCGTGAAATATTTTCATTTGTTTAAATAATTCATTAAATTATTTATATGTATTTCCAGGGTTATTGCTTTTTCCTTGGCATACCCAAAGTTGTTTTTGTCTAAACTATTTTTTAAATCATATATTGCGATATTAATGTTGGAAAAATCAATTTGTTTATTTTTTGGTTTGGGGTAATTTATTACTAATTTTTCAATATCTTGTCGTAACCTTTCGCCGTCGTTTTCGTCGTCATCGGTTAAGTGCATATAGTTACCCGTACACCACTTGGCGATAAATGGATTTACAATATCCTGTATTTTTGTTTTTAGTTTTTTATCTGTTTTCATTCCTGACCGCGTAATTTAATAAAAATTTGTTCGGTCAATTCTTTGTTGTCTTCAATTGCGTTGTGGCAATACGGACAAGCGCTTACAACCTGGTTAAATTCAATAATCAATTCGGGTTTGTCCAAATAATATTTGCGTTTATGTCTGTGTGCGAAGGATAAATAATTTTTACCCCAACACTTATCTAATTTAATTTCGCAACTTGTTATTCCTTTTTCTTTGAATAACTTAATTAATTTTGTTTTGTTTTCCTGCCAAAGCTGTGTGCTTTTTCGCATTTTTAAAATCGCTTAATAAAATTTTAACTTCCGCTTCGGTAATTTCTTTGGCAATGTAAGCTTCACGAACAAAACGTCCGCAATTTGGACATTTTAATATTGTCCAGGTGGTATATATACCTTCGGTCATTTCCCCATTACCTAGTTTTTTATATTGGTACATTTGGCTATTGCAAGGACAAACCATATTTTTATTAGTTGGTACAAAAAATTAATAATAATCATTCGGTTGCTTCTTTTTTCTTTTTTTCTTCGTTTTCTTTTTGCATTTTTGCAATGTCAATTTCGACCTTTGCTTCTACCCTTTCAATTGGTTGGTTATCAATTGGCGCCCCGTGTTCGACTTTTATTTCTTCTTCGGGCTTTGTTGGTGTTGGTAAATCACCCAATAAGTTTTGAACGGGGTTTGCCCTGTCCATTTCCTCGGCCAAATATACACCCGATAATTCACGTGGAAACGCTTTTCGAAGTGCGGCCGCTTCTGCTACTTTGCCCAATTGATTATAAGGCATTCCCCCGTCTTCGGCCGTTTTCCAAAAACCTTCGGGTTGTTTTGTTTTATAATTCTTTTTAACGTATTCATTCCAACGAACGGTCGCCGTAAATGGGACCCGCATACCTTTTACAATTCGGTATACTGTGCAGGTTGCCTTTGTTGGTACTGCCGTGCTTTCGTCTATTGGGTCAAATATAACATCGTCACTTCCGCCGTATTCTTTACTTCGTTGTGCTGTAAGTCTGTAACCGTCAATTCCTGTTACAATCGACATTTGTTCTTTGCCCAAAGCATTATTCCAAAAAAATATGGGGTAAATCTGTTTAAGTAATGGGTCAAGACCTGCGTTTTTACAAACATATAAAAATAAATGGAAGTCTTCAACGCTTCGTTGTTTCCCTATTTTATCGCGACCCATTACCTGGTCACGAATAAGTGTCAAGTAAACTTCGGGGTCTGCGTCTTTTGGAACAAGTTTTTTTGTTACGTCTGTAACTTCTGCGATATAAAGTTTTTTGTTTTCTTCTTTTTCAGTTGTGTTCATATTAGTTTTTTTCTAAATTTATTTAAATTTGCGTAATTGCAAATATACGTGCTGTCTGCTGTACGGCTTCCCCGTTTTCGGGTTTATTGTACCTGCGGCAATTTCCGCGGGGGTAATTCCTTTGTTGTTAAGTTTTACCCATTGTTCGGCTTGTTTATAAGCCTTTGATACTCTTTTTTTATGGCCTTGGTAAATTACTTTCATATTATTATTATATTCTTTTGTAATATGATTGTAAATAATTACTTATACCTTGTTTTCGTCTTCCTCGTTCAATTTAATTACTTCGAGTTCCTTTATTTCCCCGTGTACCTCGTTTAAAATCTGAATTAAGTTGTCAATTTCGCGGGGTGTTTGGTCGTTTAAACTTAAAATAGAAAACCCGTCCCGTTTTACATTTATTGACGCCCACTCATTTGATACATCTAATTCCAATTCCACTTCTAATTCGTCAATTATTATTATTTTTGTGATATTTTTTGTTTTTTTCATAATTAAAAATCCCAATCAAAATTGTTAAGTATTATTGCGGGTTCCTTTTCTTCTTCAAAGTCTGTTACTTCCCACGCTATATCGGCCATTTTTTGTTGAATTTCTTTTTCGGTTGGCGCAATACCGTGATTTTGAATTATTAATTCTTCTATAGCGACGTTTCGTAAGTTTGTGTATTCCATAACTTTTGATAATTTAGTATTACAATCATATTACATTATTGTAATATCATTGTCAAATACTTTTTATCGGAATTTTGGAAGGTCATTTAATGGCCGTAAGTCGTACGTTTTTACGGAATAGTCCCCGACTGAAAGTTCAATACTTCCGCGTTTAGTTCCTTGGGGTGTAAATTTTGCTAGTTTTTGAAAATCACTTATATGTAAAAAACCAAGAACACTTGCTTCGTTTGTTAGTAGATTGTAGTTACAAAACAAAAAACAATTTACCTTTTTTTGTTCAATAGTTTTGTCAAATTGTGGTTCTGATACCCCGCAATTCCAATACAACTGCGGTTCTGTTTTACAACTTGAAGTTTTAACATCTATATTTAAAGAATAAACGTCAAAATCGACTATATCTTTTGTTCTTATGTCTGAATAATATCTGTATTCAACGGGGTTTAAGTCTAAAAAATGCTTAAATGCCAATTCACCCGCCAAACCAACCCAGGTTGTATTGAATTCGGCGCCGTAATTATTATAGTTTGTGGGGTTTGCGTTATAGTCACGTTGTTTGTTTATTTTTTTGATTTTTTCGACCGCTTGAATGCTAAAAGGTATTGTATAAATGTCGTAAATTTCTAACATAGAATAATTAATTTTTTTTAAAAGTTTGTCGTTTTTTTGTTGATAAGTGGATAAAATGTGTATAAGTATTTAAGTAAGTTATATGTATATATTCCAAACAAGGTAAGAAGTCTTGGTCTTCCCAAAGTATTATTGAATTATATACACAAGCAAAACGGGCGTAAAAAACCCGAAAATGGGTACTATGGCCATACGGTATACACACCCTGGTGGCGTTTTTGAAGGTTCAGTCAATGACTAAAAACTTATTGTTGCAACAATTTTTTTCACATTCCAACATAAGGTTGTCGGTCCGTGTCGCGAACGACTTAATGTTTTATCCAACGCTAATCGTTCGACTTCGTCTTCCCCGCGTTGGCACTCCTTTTTTAAAGGTTTGGAAACATAAGGCCGTAATTTTATGTCCCCAAATCATCAAAAAAGGCACAAAAAAAAGCACAAAAAGTGCTTTTAAATTGAAATACCTTTAATTTTTATATATAATGTCTGTAAGTTGTTCATATTAGAATTTTATTCTAAGCAATAGGGGTCTGTAAAGACCCTTTTTTGTTTTCTATGGGCAAATACTTACACTTCAATTAAATTTCAAAAGATAAAACAATTTTTGTGTTCAGTTTTTAATGTTCTTATTGTTACCACGCCTTTATAACGCCACTACAAAAAGTGTAATGGCGTAACAAAAGCAATTCGCTTTAAAATCGCGTAAGACCCTTTTTCATATCCTCATTGCCCAATGATTTACCAACTTCGTGTAAGGCCCTGTCTAGCGCACGTAGCGCTGTTAAAATGGCCGTCCATTGTATTAGTGTCCAAGGTATTTCGATTGGTACACCTTTTGTCATTGCGGTTTCTACTGATACCAAAATTAATGGTATAGTCGCAATTAAAACAATTCGTCCTGTTTCAACGAAAAATGTTGTAATTCCAAGAATTATTGCTTCGTAATTTATTTTCATTTATTCCCACCGTCCTTCGTCCATTGCCTGTTTTAGTTTTTTAAGCAACGAAATTGCGGGTTCGTTTTGTGTTGCCGCAATCAATTTTGTAATTTGAAGATTTTTTTCTTCATTGTCAATTCTTAAAGTTTCCAACTTGTCTTCTAGTTTGTGTTTTTCGTCTGCAAAATCATTTATAAGTTTTAGTCTGTCCTTTTTTTCAACTTCCCATTCGTTAAAATAAAAACCAACTGTTCGAATATTACCTTCAAAATTCTTTGTTGGAACTTCTGTTTTTAACAATTCTTCAAGTGTTAATTTATTCGAAGGAACGGGACCTTCAAATATTATGTATTGTTCAATTGTTTTCCTTGCCGAAGGCTTAAACCACCCCAAATAGTCTTTTAAACTTTTAAGTTTTCCGCCGATTGGGTCTGCAATTGTAAAGTCGTTTTCGTCGCTTGGGTTATATCCAACAACTAAAACAAAGTGCATATCGTTTTCAACTGTCTTTGGGTTATAGTCTAGTTGGACCATAACGGGGTAACCTTTATCGATTGAACTTTTAATTTGGTTTATTTGCGCGTCTGTTAGTGCGGCGGGTGTTTGGGTTCTAATTTCTTTTACAAATGGGAATATTTTTGACAAAGAACCATAAATATAATTCCCCGAACCGTTTGTGTAACCTTTTATTGATTTTAATTTGTCATTAATATTTACGGGTGTATTAATTTGCCCATAATAGGAAACGACCATTGCTTCGCAAGTGATTAAACAACCGTAATTATAAATATTGTATTGGGCTTGGGTGTTAAATCCTAAAAGAACGTTGCCCCAACGACTGTCCATTTGGTTATACAAAACGGGTATATTTATTTTCATTTTGATATATTTAATTTATTACAATCCGCTTCCTGTTTTAAATGGTCATCTATACATTTATACAATTTTTCAATACTTTGCATAATATTTTTGGATAATTCCTGGTTAGTTTTACAAAGTTCTTTTACGACTTCCACTTCTTGCATTGCGTTTAGTCCTTTTTCCCTATAGTCCAAACTGTCTTTGTCCCGACCTTGTAAAATTTCAACAACCAAGGATTTTTCGGTTGTAAGTGTTTCAATTTTTCGGCCCTGTGTTGAAATTTGCAATTCTGCTTCGGTTTTCCAATCTTCTAAAACTTGAACTTTTTGTTGCATTAATGAAATTATGTCGCGTTCTGTTTGGTCTTTTTCTTTGCGATTTGCTTTCGTTTCCTTATCTAATAATTTAAAAACCGAATACACTATAAGAAGTGTTGCACTTACAATTCCGCCCCCTTGGTTTATAAGTGTAAGTATATCGGTCATAATGGGCATTAAATTGATTATATTTTATATTCTACCTGTTTATTAAATTAAATAAAAATGCGCCCCCTGCGTCCAATGGTTTTTGACCGTCAACGGTTACATATGTA